CGTAGTGTGCAAAGAATATAACTCATCAATCTTTATATCATCCTCGTATTTATCGTGTGCTTTCTGTATCGTATCATACAGAGAACTCACATCTCCAGAGAATACTGTTGGAGATAATGTTCCCTTGTATTGTGTATAAAATTTTTTATTAAGCATGAGCCTAATCATTTGTTTTTCTATCATCCAACTCCTTTCTTAATATTAATTCTATAGTATCCATTATAGATTGATCTCTCTGATTCCATTCAGATCTATTCATATCTTTTATATCGTGTTTCCAAGATACCCAACTGTCTAGTATCTCTTGCTTCATTTTATCATCCATAAAACATCTCCCTTATCTGCTCGGTATTA